AATATCAATACTCTGTAATTGCTACAATCCGGGACATCCTCTGGGGTGGTAAAAAAGCTGCTTCCCGTCCAGAGTATCTTACCATAATTATCATTCTTAGTATTGCGCACAGTAAAGCAGTCTGGTGAATATGAGCCCCCTGCCTTATGATTAAAGAGTAAGAAATCATAGGGAAAGGGGTTTTTTAAATGGATGAAGTAAGATTAAAAGACGAGCTTATGGCTAGGCTGTCCAATGAGCTGGACCGGCCTGCGCTACAGGTGATTGATGGGGCTTTGTCATCAGTACTTAGGAACTATGAGGTGGCAAAACGGGAGACAGGACTGAGTGCCAACGTGGTCAGCTTCCCGGAGCTGGACATTTTTATTGGAAAGATGCGGTTTGAAAATTACTCAGCGAGTACGGTCAACCAGTACCAACGATTTTTGACGGATTTATTGGTCTATGTAGGAAAGCCAGTACAGGAGATACAGGACTCTGATATCGTGGAATGCCTTAACTATTACGAACAGGTCCGTCAAATCAGTGCCAGCACTAAGGACCATAAGCGCCGCATTGCAAGCTCATTTTTTGCATTTTTGCATGATAGGGGCTATATTCGTAGGAATCCGATGGCGACCGTAGACCCAATCAAATATATTGCAGAAGTCCGAGAAGCACTGAGCGCCCGTGAAATGGAGAAAATGCGCATAGCTTGCGGGACTGATATTCGCGATAATACCGTGCTGGAGCTGTTTCTTGCAACAGGATGCCGTGTCAGCGAGGTGGTGGGTATGCATATTGAGGATATCGACCTGGTGGCCGGCTGTGTTAAGGTTCTGGGAAAAGGACAGAAGGAGAGGATTGTATTTTTTTCGGAGCGTGCGTTGGAATATCTGGAGCAGTATCTGGGGGACCGAAGAACTGGGGCTGTCATACTTTCAAGGCGGGCACCACATCAGGGGTTGAAAAAGAATGCCCTGGAAAACATAATCCGAAAGATTGCTGCACGCGCAGGGCTGGGAAAGCGAGTGTTTCCACATCTTTTGAGGCACACATTTGCAACCAGGGCCCTTAACAAAGGTATGCCGCTGCCAACTCTGTGCGACCTTATGGGACATGCCAGTGTAGAGACCACGCGAATATACGCCAAAAACAGCGGCGCCAAGATGAAATATGAGTATGATATGTATGCCGCTGGATAACAGCTGACACAAAGATAAATTTTCTAAAAGCCTGCCTGCAGGGAGGCTTATTTGTTGTACCATGGCATTACTGTTGAGCACAGTTACAATTGCATGGTATTGTTATGCAGGCTGTTTTTGGGGCTTTCGGGGCATTATACTAAGATTACAGATTTTGATAGCCGAATACATATTGACGATACCACTACCATTGCTAATCTTAGCTCCCAGATAAAAACAGGGTTCCAGTGTGTCTACCTAAAAAGCGCTAATTTAAACCCCAGTTATGGACATGGTGTGATTTTAGAGCTAAATAATGCATCGGAATTATATGCGATAAGAATATTATCTTGGGATGATGACACCCCCAATATAGGAATGTACTATGGCATCAAACTGAGTCCCTCCACGTTAATCAAGGATGTAAGTTACTTTAGCCTACAAGTCAATCGTTAGTTTATCCTTGGTATTTGGTCAGATATGCAATTTTCCCAACTATTGAAACCAAATGTTTTTCCAAACACCACCACTTTTAATTTTGTAATAAGGTTTTTCGGTACTATCTGACCTATAGGCAACGATTCGTATAGTATTGTCAGATATTTTCAGCACAAGACCAATGTACACATTAATCGTTGGGAGATAAGGGCTAGACGGTCCTGCAGAAAAATTATACATTCCATCCATAAGAGCATCGCAAGTGGCTGTTATATCTTCCTGCTCAATGTTGATATTTTTTGCTTTATTGAACAGTACCTCATAATTAGTATAACACACACCAAATACGAAAATTCAAGGCCCGAAAGGGTCTTTTTATATACATAAAAATACACAAATCAAAGAAAGAAGGTATTATCCATGGAAAAAATTAGAATTGGAAAGGAAAAACGACGGTATGAAATCAGCAGTATCCGGCCAGAATCGGCCAACGTCCTGGAAATCGTCTTTACCGACGCAATCCCGGCCATATGGGGAGATATTACAATCTATACAGATGATGGTACAGAGGCCACCACCCTGCACGGCTATGAGACAGTGTGGAAGCAGGAAGGAAATAGGGTATGGTTATCCAATGACGGAAGTGTTTACACACCTCCGGTCCCTCCGGAGCCAGCGGTACCGCCAGAACCATATGTGCCGACACTGGCAGAGGTTCAGGACAACAAAAAGGCCGAGGTAAATGCGGCCTGTGAGGCCATGATTGTATCAGGGGTTAATGTAACATTGGCGGATGGAACAGTGGAGCATTTTGATCTAAAGGAGCGCGACCAGCTCAACTTGTTTGGGAAGCAGATACAGGTCAATGCAGGATTGGAGAGCATCGAATACCATACCGACACCACCCCTACAACCAACTGTAAGTACTACAGCAACGCAGACATGCAGTCCATAATCCAGACGGCTATGTGGCATGTCAGCTACCATCAGACATATTGTATCAGCCTTAAAGTATGGATTGATGCCTGTCAAACTATTGAAGAGGTCCAGGAAATATTTTATGGCGCAGACGTGCCAGAACAGTATAGGTCAGAGGTACTTGACGCATATCTTGTTCAGATAGCCGCAGAGATTGGAGTGGGTGAAGATGGGACACCGATTGCTGAATAAGTACCTGACCCTGTTTGATGTAGGAGGATTGCTGTACATACTGTTGGAACTGGTCTGGAGAGGATGGAGCCACTGGACCATGTTTGCGTTGGGTGGCCTGTGTTTTATCGGTCTGGGCCTGATTAACGAGGTACTCCCCTGGGATATGCCACTATGGCAGCAGATACTTCTGGGGGCTGCCCTGATTACATTGTTGGAGTTTCTGACCGGTTGTGTGGTCAACCTGTGGTTGGGCTGGGGCATATGGAATTACAGTAATATGCAGGGTAATATTCTGGGACAGATATGCCCGCAGTATTTTGTGCTATGGATACCGGTAAGTTTGGTCGGAATTGCACTGGATGATTGTCTTAGATACAAAAAATGGGGGGAAGAACGACCACATTACAATATAGGATTTACGCGAAAATCACTGCGAATAGTGTGGCTACCAATATAAAATAGAGGTGAGGTAATGAAAATGAAATTTTTAGACAAATGTAATACTGTTTATGGAGCAGCTGTAACAATTCTTGTAACTATCCTGGGGCCGTACTGGTACATATTTGCGGGGTACCTGCTCTGCAATGTTCTGGACTGGCTGACCGGCTGGTATAAGGCCAGGAAGCTGGGACGGGAATCAAGTAAGACGGGGCTTAAAGGGATACTGAAAAAGCTGGGCTACTGGGTGATTATCCTGGTGGCTTTTTTGATGCCGAAATTATTCATCAGTCTGGGGCATGACGTCCTGAAAATCAATCTGGATTTTCTGCTTTTGCTGGGGTGGTTCACGCTGGCCTGCCTGCTGGTGAACGAAATTCGCAGTATTCTGGAGAATCTGGTGGAATGCGGTTACGATGTGCCGGCCTTTTTAATCAAAGGACTGGCAGTAACGGAGAAACTGATAAATACAGAAACAGAAAACGTCAAATAGAAGGGAGATAAGACCATGGCAAAATTAACGGGAAAACATGCGGCAAAGATTCCGGGGAATGGAGGATATCTGGCAGAGGGACCGGACCTGCAGGAAAAACAGCCTACTCCATACCTGTATGATGGACCGACAGACACACCGCATCCTGGCAAGCACCAGAGCGGTGTGGGCGGCCCTGGAGACCGCAATAACAACGGTATAGATGACAAAGAGGAGTAGGTTGCGATATCGCAACAAAATATATGTGGTCCTGGGATGTCCCAGGACCTTTTGAATGGAGGTATAATATGACCGCATTAACAAGGAGACAGGCTGTAATTGACAAATATGCTGAGATTATAGGCCGTAACATATATAGCCAGTCCCTGAGGGATTACTGCTATAAACCATATAAGGATGGAAATTATTACAGCGATTGTAGCAGCTCAATCTGCTATGCCTACAAAGAGGCAGGACAGGGCTTTGGAATTACCAATACTGCAGGGATGTACACCGCAGCCGAATTGACCACTGTAGATGCAGACATATTACAGGGAATCCCGGATACATCCAGGCTGCGTCCAGGGGATATGCTATTATTTGCAGGCACGGATGCAAGCCGGCCGAAACGGATTGGCCATGTTGAGATGTACTGTGGTAATGGTATTATCTGTGGCCACGGTTCCGGCAGGCCATCGTATAAGGACTTGGCCGCCTACTGCAGGAGCCGGTACAATTCCTGGGCCTCAGGTGGGTGGCGCAAGGGCCTGGTATGTGTGCGCAGATACATACAGGATGATATAGCGCAGGAGCCGGAGCAGCCAAAGAAATCCGGCTGGGAGCAGAGGCCCGATGGGGCCTGGAGCTTTTACCTGGGCAACACCGGGAATCCAGTTAAGAATAGCTGGTACCTGGATGAGGACGGGAAGTGGTATTGGTTCGACGGTGCCGGCACTATGGTATCCAACACATGGTATCGGTATAAAGGTGACTGGTATTATCTAGGGGCGGATGGAGCTATGGTCAGGGGCCTGCAGGCCAGCGGGGGGAAGTGGTATTTCCTGGACCAGGACGGCAAACTGGCCATGGAACCGGTAACACTTATGCCAGACCAGGATGGAGCACTACAATGGCCAGGTTTGGCTGACTAACTATTTGTCAAGACCAAAAGACATCGCTTTCTCATTTTGTTGTGAGGGCGATGTCTTTTACCAAATTTGTATTTCTCCCTGGCATTGCCCGGCCAGGGACGGGATGCATTTAAAATTCAGTAAGAATTTCAAACTGACCATTTGTGTATATGCAGGCCCATGGTTCTGCTGTTTTTGCATGATAAGAATTGCGATAGAAATGCAATTCTCCGTACTGAAACCAATAATCCTCAATCATATTGGGATATATGCTTTTAACATAAGCTGTAAAGTCATCCTTTTTCATAATCCATACCTTTCTGCCCTCGTAACCTCCGGGGCGGGTATAATAATCGCGCTAAGATGTTAACGTAACCATGGTATCTACCTTTCCGGGACATCTGTAGGATTTAATATCTGGGTAGTCAAGATATTTGCTGTAACCAAGATTATATAGCTTCGTTTCTACCAATTCCACCTCTTTGTTTGAATCAACTTCTACAATATCAATTATGGACCCATGTATGATTTTCATATTCTTCTCAGCTCTCTCCCCTGGAAACCGCCAGGGGCCGGATGTGTCTTATTTTACGTTTTCGATAACGTATTTAGCACTGGTTAATGACTCGAATTGCTTTAAAAGATTATTCATCCCGTC